TATGAGATGCTTAAGGGGCACTTTCCTGATAAGACGAACTTTGTACCTCACGCAATACCTGATGATATTTTCTTTCCATTGAATGAGACAGAGCGCTCAAACTACAAGAGAAGTTTGCTCGGCATCAATAGAATGGATCATTTTGTCGGCATTTGGGTCAATAGAAACGCAAGAAGGAAACGGCCATCTGATGTTCTTGCAGCTTGGAAGCAGATGCTCGATAAGATGCAAAACAACGATGGACACAAGAAAGCAACACTAATCATGCACACGGACCCGCTTGATCAAGAGGGACCAAATCTCTTTGCTGTTGCTGAAGAGCTTGGTATCATGGATAATGTGTTTTTCTCAAAGGATCGCATTGAATTTGACAAGATGAACGTCCTCTACAATATCTCAGACTGTTGTATCAATATGTCTTATGCAGAGGGATTTGGCCTAGGAACTCTTGAAGCAATGCAAGCAGGAACGCCGATTGTCGCAGTCAAAACAGGTGGTCTAACACGACAAGTTGTGGACCACCGAGACGGATCAGAGAACGGCATTGCGCTTCCAGTAGAGATGAAGACACTTGTAGGTTCACAGATGGTCCCATACATCTACGAGGATTACGTCACAATAGAAACAGCAGCTGAAGGTCTCTACCGTCTCTTTAAAAAGACACCCGATGAGAAGAATGAACTCCGAAAGAAAGTAAGAGATTATGCACTGTCTGAATTCTCTTACCAGAAGACAATTGATGACTGGCATCAGACAATGAAAGATACAATAGAGAACTGGAAAAATAACTACAAGCGCTGGGAAACAAAGGAGGTCTAATGAAGAAAGTAATCGTAAGAGCACCGCTCCTCAGTGTCTCAGGTTATGGAGAGCATTCTCGACAAGTTTTCCAGTGGGCTAAATCTATTGATACTTGGGCAGTTCAGACACAAGTTCTAAACTGGGGTAACACATCTTGGTTAATCAATCCAGATGCCGAGGATGGTCTCATCAGAGATATCATGTCACGCTCTACAAATCAGGCGACAGGATTTGACATCTCTATACAGGTACAGCTTCCTAACGAGTGGGATGCTAATATTGCAACCTACAACATCGGTGTTACAGCAGCGGTCGAAACTGATCGATGCAACCCAGCTTGGATTGATGCAGTCAACAAGATGAATGTTGTCATCGTTCCTTCTGAACATGTTAAGAAGACTCTCGAGTCATCAGGCAACGTTACAACTCCTGTCCACGTGATCGGCGAGTGGTACATGCCTGAGATTGATAATGCACCTTCATTCGATCTACCACTTTCAACTAACTTTAATTTTCTAATTGTGTCACAAATGACAGCGCAGAATAGTTTAGATGATCGAAAGAACATTCTAGATACATTGAAGTGGATGCTTGACGTCTTTAAAGATAATAAGGATGTTGGCATCATCTTGAAGACAAACTTTGGTCGCGGCACAAAAATTGATCGAAAGTATACACAAGATAACATAGAAAAGTTTATTAATCAGAATAGACGTGGTCTTTATCCAAGAATTCATGTTTTGCACGGTAATTTAACATCAGCTGAAATTGCAGGTCTATACAGACACCCAACCGTAAAGTGTCTAGTTAGTTTAACAAGGGGCGAAGGGTTTGGATTGCCGCTACTTGAAGCATCAGCGTCAGGTTTGCCTGTTATTACAACAAATTGGTCGGGTCATCTTGACTTCATGAAGTTAGGAAAGTTCATCCCAGTTGACTTCACACTGGTCGACATACCAGCATCTCGTGTTGACAACAACATCTTCATGGCGGGCACAAAGTGGGCACAGCCACTTGAAGCAGATTTTAAGAAGAGGTTGACAAAGTTTAAGGAAAGCTATGTCACTCCACGACAGTGGGCCGAGGATCTTGCAGTAAAATGTCAAAAAAGCTTTTCAAGATCTGCAATACTTGATAATTATGCAAAGCTCACTGATGCTTTGGGGATTAGATAATGCTGATTGCGTTTCTGATCATAACCTGCCTAATCTTGTCAACCTTGTTAGCTATCTCAGCTTACTACAATTACAAGTTTGGCAAGATAATCATTAATGTTGAAGACACAATTGAAAGCTCTCTTGATGAGCTTGATGGTGTCTATGGGAGGATCTCTAAGATTTTAGAGATCCCAGTTTTTTTTGACTCTGTCGAAGTTCGACAGGTCATTGCAGATATTGAAGTTGCACAGCAAACTGTTCTCAAGATTGCTGGTTCTTTAACGCAAACGCTAAGGGATAATGATGACACACAAGAAGAAGACAGTTAAATCATCGTCCCCGGGCGGTATGAAGCTTTACTTCCATGCAGGAACTCATGATGCTATTGTGAGATTTCAAAGTGAGACATGTGACGATGAGCGAGAGAGTATCTATGTTCAAGAGATACTCCCAGCATTTGATAAGCTAGTAGAAAATCTGATTTTTATACAGGGCTTTAATGTAACGCATGGCAACTTTGATGACCTCAAGAACGATTGCATCACTTTCTTGTTTGAGACACTGAAGAAATTTGATGCTACGAGAGGCACAAAGGCTTTTAGCTATTTCAACGTCGTTGCCAAAAACTGGCTTATTGTCAAGAGTCGCCAGCGCGCAAAGGCTGCCAAGAGAATGTGCAGCATTGACGATAAGGACGCAATCAGTGAGATCGATCTAATCGACCTTGAGAACTACTCTGTTGAGCAGAATCAAGATGCCAATTTAATCAAAGAAGACACGACTACTAACATCTTTGTCCTACTTGAAGATATTAGATCAGACATGACGTGTGAGAATGAGATCAAGTGCATCGAAGCAATTAAGAAGATCTTCAATGAAATTGATGACGTGGAGATTCTCAACAAGCGGGCAATCTTTGTCTACGTTAGAGACATCACAGGATTGACGCCAAAGCAGCTTTCGATCTCAATGTCAAGCATCAGAAAGCGCTACAAGGATCTGATGGTAACAGGTGAATATGACATATTCTAGGAGTTTCTAATGTCTTCGATAGATAAGTCACTTGACTCTCTTAATGATAAAGAGAAGAAGGTCAAGCAGTTTTCAGACATCCTTGATAGTTTAACATCTACCGAAGATAAGAAGAAGATGCTCTGGAAGGAAGTGTATGAGAATGCTGTTAATGACCGGGAGAATGCCGGTATTCTATTCACAGATACTCTGATGCAGATAAAGGGCAATGCAGCTAACCACAACATCCTAGGGCCCGTTGTTGTTAAATACATCGAGCGTATGTCCCGAGCCAATGATCAAATTCTTAAACTTGCTGAGCTTATCGCGCAGGAAGAGAGCAAGGAGATGAGCATGGATGCGATCTATGATAAGATCGGAGAGAGCTAATGTCTATTTTTACTAGGGCATCAGGGCCATTTGTTGTTCCTAGCGCTGATAGAGGTGATAGGCAGACAAATACACAAAGTACTTCGCAAAGTGCCGGTGCATTTATCACGGCAAAAGTGATCGACTTTATATCAGATCCAAAAGCTTTAAGTCAAGAGAGAACTGACCTTATTAAGACCTCTGTTGTCAACAGCTCTCATGTCAATTCAATGCCTATTAACTCTATCTGGTGCCAGATAATTGAGGCAAATCGTCTTGACCAGCACATCGCATATCCATTTTTCCCTGCACATCTTTGCTTTCCCATAAAACCCGCAGAGCAAGTTTGGATTTTCTACTCTGCTGTAGATCAAACTTACTATTGGATGTGCCGAAAGCCAGGTGATTACATCTCAGAAGATGTAAATTACACACACATTGATCGAATTGTCAATCAGCCCACCACGGTGGGCAGTGCAGGTAGTGAGCCACAAATTGGTGCCAAAAATGCTTTCAACGGAACAGTGCCAAATGCAGCCAGCTTCCCACAAGGCAAGACAGACAGTGTGTATGATAAAACGTCAGGATCATCAATCAATGACGATCAGATTATTGCACAGTCGCAAGAGTATCAGGAAAAATTTATCCAAGAAGCTGTGCCAAGATTAGTTAGACAGCCCGGCGATCTTATCATTCAAGGGTCTAACAATGCCTCAGTCTTGCTAGGTTCAACTACGAACACTCCAGGACAAGGTATAGTTGACATTGTTGCTGGACATAATTTAGAGACAATTCCTGTCACAAACACCCGTGGCAATCAAGAAGTTGATAAGACGCAGCCTGCGAACAAAGATGGTCCGGGCGATTTTGTACTTGATAAGTCAAGATTATATCTTGCGATGAACGATAATCCAGACAGCAATTTTTCAATCAACATTGAAGGCATCAATGGGAGCGGCGATGGTGCTAGTGCTGTTATCAAGAGTGATCAAGTAAGGTTAGTCGCAAGAAACGATGTCAAGATTAAGGCAGAGAATTCCAATGCTGCCGTCGTCATTAGATCTAACGGTGACATAGTTGTTGTTCCAGGAAGCGAAGGGCAGGTATATCTGGCAGGGACGTCATCAGATCAGCCCTACCTCAGATATGATCAATTTACTGATATTATTAACAGAATTTTAGATATAACAGCAGTATTACAGTCAAACATTCCAATAGTTTCTGCAGCGGCAGCAGTAGCAGCCGTCGGGGCAGCAGCTGGTCCTGCTGCAGCTTCGGCAATTAGTGCTGCATCTCAACCTGCAACAACAGCAGCTGATACAGCCGCAAAAGCAATGGAGGTTCCAATTGATCCTTATACAGCACAAATCAACGACGCGCTGGAAAGCATAAAATCAAGTATAATTCTGGGATCTTAGCAGTCGAATACTTATAAACTGAGATGGCAGAACGCAGCTTTAAAAATATCGGGACGACGGTCACGCAGCTTAGAACAGCTACGCCCACTGTTCCTGTATTTCCAATTGGCATCAAGACACCGATGTCGCTCGGCGGCAATGGTAATCCATACCAGATGCACACGTCTGTTGCTGAACAGGTTCAGGACAACTTACGCAACATGATCATGACAAACTGGGGTGAGCGTCTAGGTCTGTACGACTACGGTGGTAATCTTAGACTAATTTTAGCTGATTATGCAACCAACACAGACATTGAGACGACAGCGATGCAGTCAATTATGAGGACAGTTGAGAAGTACATGCCGTTCGTCACACTTGACACATTTGACATGCAGAATTTGCCATCAACAAGAAACGGACAGGCAAAATTCCAGATTATGGTAAATTACAGCGTTCCTAAAATCGGCGCCAATAACCAGAAAGTTAAGATCATACTAGAGGTGATGGGATAATGGCAACAATACAGCAAAAACTCCGTCAGAAACGCCAGAGATCTTATCTTGGTAAGGATTTTGATGCGCTTAGAGATAATCTTGCAACCTATGCAAAGAGCTACTACTCTGACCAGATCAAGGATGTATCAGAAAGCTCTGTTGCAGGAATGTTCATCGACATGGCTGCATACACCGGTGATGTCCTGTCATACTACCTTGACTACCAGTTTAATGAGCTGGATCTCGCATCTGCAACAGATGTAAACAACGTTGAGAGGCTTGTCAGAAGAGCAGGAGTCAAGATCGGTGGTGCATCACCTGCTATCGTAAATGTCAACTTTTACGCAGTAATCCCGGCACAAGTTGTCAACGGTAACTACCAGCCTAATACACAGTATCTCCCAATTATCCAGTCAGGAACACAAGTTACTTCAAACTCTGGAATTGTGTTTGAGCTAGCAGAAGATGTTAATTTTGGTGCCGTTGATAGCATTGGAAATCTTACCACAGAGTATAAAATCTTTTCGCAAGACGCAGCAGGAAATCCTACACGTTTTGTTATGAAAGGAATAGGCATCTGCTCATCAGGGCGTGTTGCAACTGAGACTTTCACTATTAATGACAGCTTTATTCCCTTTAGAACGTTAACTCTTGCTAACCAGAATGTGTCAGAGATTATTGGTGTCACCGATTCAGACGGTAATCAATATTATGAAGTCGAATCTCTCACACACGATGTTGTCTACAAGGCAATGACAAACACCAAATACGATTCTGACGTTGTCGAGGATTCATTATCAGTGATACCCGCTCCACGCCGATTTACATCGAGTGGAAGTCGCGTTTCAGGAAGAACAACGTTGACTTTCGGGTCAGGAGATGCACAGTCACTCGATGATGATGTCATACCAGATCCATCAGAGCTTGCACTTCCTCTGTATGGATCAAAGAAGACTTTTAACAAAGTTTCAATTGATCCCAATACGCTGCTCCAGACAAGAAGTCTAGGCATTTCTCCCACAAGCACAACAATCACTGTATCATATCGATATGGCGGAGGCTTAAACAATAACGTGGGAGCAGGAACTATCAATAGCATCTCACGACTTGTGCATCGCTTTCCACCTTCGACACCCACAAGCATTGCCTCCACAATTCGGGCAACTTTTGAAGTTGACAACACGGAGACGGCAGTGGGTGGTGAGGATGCTCTAACACTTGAAGATCTTAGATCTATTGCACTTGGTTATGCAAATTCACAGAATAGAATTGTGACCAAGCAAGATGCTGCAGCACGCATCTATACCATGCCATCTAATTTTGGCAGAGTTTATCGTGCAGGTTTCCGCCCGAACCCAGTTAACCCGCTATCAACTTTAATGTACGTTGTTAGTCGAAACTCCAGCGGTCAACTTGTGCTATCAAGTGATACACTTAAGATCAATTTGAGCAAGTACCTCAACGAATTTAGATTGATCTCTGACGCAATAGACATTGTTGATGCAGCAATTGTGAACATAAGAGTCAAGTACACAGTGACACTTAATGCATCTGCTGTGAAGAATACGACATTACAACAGATTAATCAGTCTCTCAAAGATTATTTCAACATTAAGAACTTCCAAATTGATCAAGGAATTCTAACTTCTGACATCATGAATATACTTTTAAACACAGATGGTGTCTTAACAGTATCAAATCTTACATTTGAAGGTGTCAACGGCGTTGTCAATGGAACGGCATACAGTGATGTAGTCTTTAACGTGACGCAGAATACTCTGAATGGGGTAATAGTTCCACCTCCCGGCGGGATATTTGAAGTTAGATATCCAGATTTTGATATTATTGGTAACGTTAGTTAGGAGATGAAATGTATTTAGCACTATCAGCAAGTAAGGATACATACATTACCAATAAAATTATTGGGTCATCTTTCCGTGCCACAGATGCAAATCTAGGCCAAGCAGGCACACTTGACTTGTTTAAATTGTACGATGAGAACAGGATCATCGGAGAGACAAATCCAATTGAGCTTTCTAGAATTCTCATAAAGTTTGATTACTCGCCTCTCGTATCACTCCTTGCCACCAAGCTGAACACAAATGACACTTCATTTAAGTGTGAGTTAGTTTTAAAGGATGTTTATGGTGGCCAACCAACACCCACTAACTTTAAACTAATTGTTTTTCCGCTGTCAAGAAGCTTTGATGAGGGTGTGGGTAGAGACGTTGTCGGTTATAGGGACATTGATGTCTGCAATTTTTTGACTGCATCTGTTTCAACAGGACAAGTTGAGAAGTGGTATGTGACAGGTGCCGATAAACAAGGCCTGCTAGGATCTTCTGACATTGACATCATCTCAAGCGGTAACTTGAATGACGGAAATGGAGTTGTCAACCTTTGGAAAGAGCAGATCTTTGCATCGGGTGAAGAAGATCTTCGAGTTGATATAACAGACATTGTATCAGGGACGCTTGCAGGACTTATTCCTGATCATGGTTTT